GCACCTGGGCACCCGGCAACTTCCTGGTGCAGCGTGCCGGTAAGGATCTGCCCGAGGCGCCTTTCTTCTGCGGCACGGTCGGCAGCTACCCCGGCATCAGCACGCTCAGCTTTAACGTCACCATCCCTGACGGCTTCGATCAGTACAACCGCCAGGTGCATCTGTTCATCCGTGGTGGCATGGCCGTCACCCGGATCTACGACAGCGTGACCGGCCCCAGCGACAACTTCGCGGACCTGGTGAAGTGGCTGCTGGTCAATACCAGCAGGGTGCCGGCGGCGATGATCGACAACACCGCACTGCTGGCAGCAGCCACGTTCCTTGAGGTGAACGGCTTCACCTGCAACATCGAGATCCGCGAAAGTACCAACTACTCCGACCTTGCCGCCAGGCTGGCGCCCTACTTCCTGCTGGCTGAGAGCAGCGCAGGCGGCAAGCGCGGGCTGAGGCCACTGCTGCCGGTGACTGGCGCTGGCGCCATCAAGACCACGGCGATTACGGCTGAGTACACCTTCACCGAAGACACGGTGCTGCCCGGCACGCTTGAGATCAACTACCTGTCACTGGCGGACAGGCAGCCTTTCGTGGCGCAGGTGATCTGGCGCCAGCAGCTGGAAAGCGACATCGGCATTATCCGCACCGCTGAGGTGCGTTACAGCGGCACCGCCGAGGCCGGGCCGTATGAGTCGCATGATCTCTCGACGTTCTGCACCAGCGAGGATCATGCCGTCAAGGTTGGCGCCTACATCCTGGCCAAGCGGCTCTACACCACGCACACCATACGGTTTGCAGCCAAGCCGCAGGAGCACAACATCATCATCAGCACAGGCGACATCATTCGCGTGCGGCTGGAGCGTGATAACAGCACCTACGCCAACTCGGTGCATGACTACCTCTACCAGGTGGAGCGGATCACCAAGACGCTGGCGGGTGATGTGAGCTATGAGGCCACGCACTTTCCGATCGACGACCAAGGGCGCAGCCTGATCGCATTGGATGTGGCTGCTGCTGTCGGCACCGGCATCATCTTGCCAAGCGGCCGCACTGGCGTGAGTTGTGATGTGAACTCCAGCAGCGACAACACCATCCCTGCTGAGACGTTTACATACGCCGATGGTGCTGACCCGCTGGAGCTATCACCAAGCGGCGGCGGACTGGGCTTCAACGATTCAGCACCGACTGGCGACACCGGCAACGCTGATGATGGGTTGGATGGTGCACTTCCTCCGAATATATTATTCCCGGCCAACATGCCAGCCGGTATAGGCAGTGCGTTGTACCCATTTGCAGATGCGACTGGTCCCTGCGGCAGCAGCGGAAACATAGAGTCAATCACTTGGTACAAGGACGACGTAAAGATTGTCACCATTCAGCGTGATTCGCCGGGGGGATCCTTTGAGTACGTGCCAGAGCCTGGGCAATACGTTCCCTCATTTGTCAGCACTGTTAGCGCGATTCCCGGCGTACTCGTAGTTGGCGATCAAGGCGCTGGTACCTACAAATCAATTACGAGGTGCTTTAACGGCTCGCAACAAGGAAGCGCAACAGTTGTAAGCAGTAACCAACCCTATGCCCCGGTCACAACTTGTGGCAATGCACGCTACGCGTTCAAGATGTCAAACAACGAAAGCCTATATTATGCGTCGGCCGGAAGTTCACCGTTTGTCGAATACGTCACTGAAATAGCGACAGGCCAAGTCTTTGGCTTCGTGCGAGGGCGTGACTGCAACGGCAACATTGACAACAGCTGGGGCGTCATTAGCTGGAACCTAGAACTTGATGGAGGTGTTGGCATTAACCTCCAACAACTGCAGACAACGCCAAACAGCGGAGCAACGTGGACAACTTACGTTGACTACACAAACGCACCCTGATGGCCACTTTCCCCGCCCTAACGCCAGCAACCCGCGCCTTCACGCCAGGCGAGTATCCGCACACGCCGTTCACCGCCTATAACGGCCTGCAGAATCGCGTGCGCCATAGCAACGTGATGCTCAGCAGCTCAGTGCGGTTGAGCTTTATCGCACTGGCTGAAGCTGACATGCTCAGCATCCTCAGCCACTACCAAGGCCAGTTCGGCAGCTTTGAGAGCTTTACCATGCCGTCCAGCATATGGAGCGGCGTCACCACCATCAGTGACTATCAACTGACGGACTACCGCTGGAGATACACGGACCCCCCAACCGTAGACGACGTTTACTGCGGACGGTACAACGTCGAGCTGGCGCTGGAAACGGTGCCGCCTGAAGGCAAGTTTGTCGGTGGCACTGAACTGGCAGTGATCATCACACTGGCACCTGGGACTGTTGTGACTACCAACGGCCTGCAGCAAAGCGTCACATTGACCATCACAGGCGGTGCAGCCTCTGTGACTGCTGATGGTGGCGGTTATGACTTCTCTTCATTCCTATACTGGGATGAAGACCCTTACACCAGCTGGGACTGATTCATGGCAGCTCCCAACATCAAATCAGGCAGCTCCGTCACGACCGTCACCGGCAAGACGGTCGGTTACGCGGTGACTACCTCGATGGCTGCAGCGCTGAGCAATGGCGCCAGCAGCGGCAAGGTGCTAAAGATCAACTCTGTCTACTGCGCCAACGTGGATGGCACCGCAGCAGCTGACATCAGCCTGGAGCACTACAACGGCACCACTGGCTTTGCCATTGGCAAGACCATCGCCGTGCCGGCTGACGCCACCCAGGTGCTTGTAACCCGCGAGGCGTACATCTACCTGGAGGAAGGCCACAGCCTCCGCGCACAGGCCAGCGCTGCCGGTGATCTGGAGCTGGTTATCGGCTATGAGGACATCAGCTGATGTTGGGCTTCAACGGCGGATTGATGGGCGTCAGGCGTGTGCCGGCAACCGGCGCAGCGTCTGGCTTGTGGTTTCAGAATGAGCAGAGCGTTGCAAAGCGTGCGGCGATCTGGCCAGCATCATCATCAGGACTCTATAGGTATTACAGGCTAGATACATTTGCAAACACATCACTAAACGCAAACACCATCGAAATCGCAGAGGTTGAACTTTACAACGACAACACGGTAATCACAGGCGTAACAGCAACCGGCAGCTTCACTTGGGACGGTGGAAGCTATGCCAGTATTGTTGATGCAAATACAAGCAATCGAAGCTACAAAGAATCCTGGAGCGGGATCCAAAGCTCAGCAACCATTACTTTTGACATGGGCTCTGCCGTAGCGCCGCCTACGCACATTCGCATCTTTGTAACCTATGGCGGTGGATTGTATGGCCCTAGGTTTCCGGCATCGTTTAATTTCAACGCATCAAACGAAAGCAACGCAAACTTCGTCAGCCTGGCAACCATAACAGTCGGAACAAGCCTCAATGAAGTGACCCAAGACACTCTCTATGTAACAAATAAGGTAGCGATTAGTTAATCCCGCGCATGGTCATGCTCTACTCCCACCGCCAAGCCACCCCAGCGCCCCTGCCGCACCGCATCCGCTTTGCGGACGGCAGCACCCGTACAGATCGCGCCACCTTCACGCCTGACGAGCTGGAGCGTGCCGGCTACTCCGGCCCCTACGAGCGCCCCGAGTGCAACCCGAAGCTGGAGACGATCGACTGGGACGGCAGCGCCTTTGTGGTGCGCCCCTACAGCTTCGACGAGCTGCAGGCGCAGTACGCCAAGGTCCGCCTGCAGCGCATCCAGCTGCTGAAATCCTGCGACTGGACGCAGATTGCTGACTACGACCTCGGCGCCGATCGTGACGCCTGGGCCACCTACCGCCAGGCCCTGCGTGATCTGGCTGATGCGCCCAACCCGTTTGACATCACCTGGCCGCTGGCGCCGCAGCCGCCTGCCATCTCGGCAGAATGAATCCATCTGAGCATCAACTATGGCTTCCCTGATCTACAACTCAGCCGTTGATGACATGGCCAAGGGTGCCATCGACTTCGACACCGATACCTTTAAGGTCTTGCTGGTCACCAGCAGCTATACGCCAAACAAGGACACGCACGACAAGCGTGATGATGTCACCAACGAAGTCAGCGGCACCGGCTACACCGCTGGCGGCGTCACCAGCGCCTGCACCGTCACCAAGGACACCGCCAACGATCGCGTCACCCTCAGCTTTGCGGCTGTGAACTGGGCCAGCAGCACCATCACCGCCAGAGCTGCGGTGATTTACAAGTCACGCGGTGGCGCCAGCAGTGCTGATGAACTGGTCTGCTACGTGGACTTTGGCGCCGATGTTTCCAGCAGCTCTGCAACCTTCAGCCTGGGCAGCAGCGTCATCACGCTGCAGAACTGATGGCCACCTTCCCGGCACTGGAGCCGGCCACACGCCGCTACAGCATGGGCGCCTTCCCCGTCACCGAGGAGAAGGGCTTCGGTGGTGGCAGCATCCGCTTCCGGCATGGCACCACCGCCTACAGCCACATCCTTGAACTGAGCTTCGCTGCACTGACGCAGGCTCAGGCCAAGCTGCTGCGCGATCACTACCGCGAACAACAGGGCGGCTACATCGCCTTCCCGCTCAGCACTGAAGCGTGGGTGGGCCACACCAGCTTTACCGATCTGGTGCCAACCTCTACGCACTGGCGCTACGCCGCGCAGCCGCAGGAAGATCATTTAACCGCCGAGTATGTGAACGTCACAATCAGCCTGATCAGCGTGCCGGCTGTGGTTGCCGCAGCATCTGCCGGCCTGGCCTCCACAGTCACAGCCACCCTGGCTGGTGGTACAGCGTCTAGTCCCTAAACTGGATCTATGGCGATCTCTCCCGGACTCTACAACATCACCCTGCAGCGCAGGGCGGACTATAGCGTTACGCTCCAGTTCAATAGCGACACCAATACGCCCATTAACCTAACAGGCTGGACTGTTGCCGCACAAGCATGGGACGAATCTCGCACCACAAAATACGCTG